TGGTAGTTCTAGCGTATCAACACAGGGTTCAGTAACTTCAGTTATTAATAACACTTCTCCTGCTGAAAAAAGCATTTTTAGAGAACACAGACCAACCAATCCTGTTTTTACTTTAATATCAGATGGTTCGGTAAGAATACACATTGATTATGCTAATAGAAGCACATCTAATTTTTCTGTTGGTGAGCAAGTAAAAATAAATGGTTTTGAAGCTACTACTTTTGATGATGGTGAATTTATTCTTAGTTCTGCAATCAATCATTCTGAAGGTGCTGGAACACACGCTATAGTTGCTATTGATTCTGATGGTTTTGGTTTTACTATTGCAGTTCCAAATACAGTAACATCTGTAAAATCAGGTAAATTTGGCGGTAGTGAAATAGTAATCAATGAAGAATTGGTCGTGCCTGTACTAATCGAAACAACATCAGGCTCAAATCAAATTACAGTAAATGCAGATAATTATGCAGCTTTAAACAGATTTCTTTCAATAGGCTTATCTGACGCAATTTCTATCGGTGGTATATCTCCTATTGTTATGGCTCAAATTCAACAAATATCAGGAGTAACTACAGACACGCTTACAGTTGATTTAACTGATACAACAAACATTATTGCTAATCCTTTAAAAACAACATCAGGTTCAACATCATTAGTAATAGATTTTGCAAGGCATAATATTGCTGTAAGCGATTCAATAACCATTTCAGGTGCTACAGCAGTTGGTGGTGTACCAGCATCAGATATAAATAAATCTCATACTGTTGCAGGTATTACAGCAAATACAGTAACAATTACTGTATCTACATCTGCTTCAAGCACAGCTAGAGGTGGCGGCAGTTCGGTTTTGCTTGATGGTTTTAATATTATTACCAATCCAATAGAAACCACATCTTCATCTGCTACTGTCAAAGTACATTACGCAAGTCATGGTTTGGCTAATGGTGATACTGTAACTTTGTCAGGTATAAACGATGTTGGTGGTTTAGACAGAGATTTATTTAATCAATCTCATACTGTTGTTGATGCTTCAAATGCAGATTATTTCACAATAACCTTAACATCTAGTGCGACAGCATCAGAGTTTGGTGGTGGTGCAAGTGGTCTTTTAGAAAAGCCTATAAAAGCTACATCTTCTGAAAGATATGGCTCTTCAGGTACAACAATTAATTTACCTACAGAAACAAGATGATAGATAAATTAAAAGCAAATAAATATATAGAAGCTAAATTAAATGAACCTTTTGCATGGGGAACTAATGATTGCAATACATTTATTGTTGAATACTTTGATAAGGTATTAGGTACAGATTTATTAAAAATAATTTATGACAAATATTCTACTAAAGAAGGTGCTATAAAATTTCAAAAAGATTTTGGACAAAGAATATCTGGTAGATGTTTAGAATTAGGTATGACACAGCATCATCCAACTAAGGCAATATTTGGCGATATATTGGTTAAACATAATGAAAATTGGGATTCATGTCATATTTGTATTGGTAGTAAAATAGCATCTATAGATGAACAAATAGGCACAGCAATTATGCCAATACATAATTTTAACGATTTTGATTCTGCATATAGATTTAGTAATGAAAATTAGAAACATAATATTATTTTTATCTGCCTTATTTTTTACAGGTAGTGTTTTTGCTTTACCAGCATTAGCACCTGTTTTTATAGGAATAGGAAGTGCAGTTACTGCGGGTGCTGCTGTAGGTACAGTCGCACTAGCCATTGGAGTTGTTGCCACTGTTATAGCAGTCTATGCAGGTACACAGTTACTTGGTGCTTTGAATCAGGACTTTCCTGATGATATGTCATCACAAGCACAAACAGCATTGTCAAACCAACAAGGCTCAACCAATCCTTTGCCTGTTATTTATGGAGAAAGAAGAGTTGGTGGTACACCAATTTTTTATCATGTATCAGGTGAGGATAATGAATTTCTTCATATTGTTTATGCGATTGCTGAAGGAGAAATATCGGGTGTTTCACAAGTTTATTTAAACAACGACCCTTTAACTGTGCAATCTGAATATAATTTGTGGTTCGGCACTTCAGTAATATCTAATCCAAAATATAAAGGGTTTGTTAATTATGAAATTTACGAAGGTACAGATACACAAACCGCAGACGAATATTTAATGAGAGCAACAGAAGGTGTGTGGACAGCAACAGACAGATTGCAAGGAGTTGCTTATGCAATTCTTCATTTAAGGTTTGACCCTGAAGTGTTTGGTAGTACAGGTATTCCGCAGGTAAATTTTGATGTTGTTGGTAAACTAACTAAAAAATCTACGTTTAATGGCGTAGATTATAAAATATTTAGTGATAATCCAGTAGATTGTATAGAGGATTATTTAACAAACACTATTTATGGTAGGTCTATACCAGCTTCACAAATAGATACTGCATCATTTACTGCTGCAAGAAATATTTGTGATACTGAAGTAACAGTAGGTGGTAAAACACAAAAGAAATACACTTGCAATGGCATAGTCAATACCAATAACAAACCATTAGAAAATATTACAAAACTTTTAACTAGTTGTAGAGGTTCTTTAATATTTTCAAGTGGAAAATATAAATTATTAATTGATGATGTAGGTACAGCAGTACAAACTTTTAATGAAGATAATATTGTTGGTGCTTTTGAATTGTCTTTAGGTGGTAAAGAATACAAAGCCAATAAAATCAGAGCAAACTTTTTTAATAAGAATCGTGATATGCAAGGAGATTTTGCTATAGTCGAAAGTTCTACATTCAAAGCTGAAGATAATGGCTTAAATCTTGAGAGGGCAATAGAACTACCATTCACCGACCAAATGGAACGTGCCTTAATGATTGCTACAATAAATATGAAACAATCAAGGCAATCATTGGTTTTTAATTTTACATCAACAATTGAAGGTTTAAGAGCAGAAATAGGAGATGTAATTTTTATTTCATTAGAATCTTTAGGTTGGAATACACTTAATTCTAATCAAGGCAAGAAATTTAAGATTATGCGATTAGGCATAAAAAATGATGATGAAGTAGATATTACTGCAAGAGAATACGATGATGATGTTTATAATTTTGGCACAATCACAGCAGAAGATACCGCACCAAACACAAACCTTCCTAATTTTTCATTTGTAGATATGCCAACTATATCTACGCCTACAGAAGAATTAATTAAAGATTCACCAACAATATTCAACAGAGTTACTATTAACTGGACTCAGAAAAATAAATCATCTGTTGAATCTTATGAAATTGGTGTTGATAGACTAAACTCGATTAGACTCGCTGATAAAAACAGTTATGATTTTCAAGGCAGAAGTGTCAATGAAAGTTTTGTAGTAGATAAATTAGAAGCTGGTCAATATCTTATCTCTGTAAGAGCGAAAAACAGATTAGGAGTTTATTCTGATTTTTCTACACAAATATTTGAAGTTAAAGGTTTATCTCTTTTTGCACCTGTAAATACACCAGCAATAAATTCTGTCACAGAAGAATTATTTACCACCACACAAGGTTCTGGTGTTAAAGCTAAAGCAATATTAACTTTTGGTGCATCAGTCAATGCGGCATGGGAAGATATAGGAGTTACTATTGACCATTATGATGTCGAGTTTAAAAAGTCTACCGAAGCATCTTTTCAAGGTGCAGGTACATCACAAGGAACTAATTTTGAATTCTTTGATATTGAACCAGCTTTGTATGAATTTAGAGTAAGAGCAATTAATACCGCAGGTGTGGCATCAGAATTTGCATCTACCACACAAAGAATTTATGGTCTTACTGCTGTTCCAACAGATGTTTCTAATTTATTTTTAAGAGCAGATAGCAATACTGCAACTTTAAGTTGGACACCAACAACAGACTTAGATGTGAAGATTGGTGGTTTTTATGAGATAAGACATTCATCACTTACATCAGGTGCAGTATGGTCACAATCTACACAGGTAGGAGAAGCTGTATCAGGTATAGCAAACACTGTAGAAGTGCCTTTATTAGTTGGTACTTATTTAATCAAAGCTGTTGATTCTATTGGCATAAAATCTGCTAATGCCACAACAGTAGTTAATACAGTTACACCTGATTTGTTTCAATCGCAAGTATTTTTAACCAGAACAGAAAATCCTTCTTTCTCAGGAACTAAATCAAATATGATAGTTGCTGACGACAACACATTAAAATTAGAAGCAGATACTTTGTTTGATTCTTTGGGGTTGATTGATGAAGTAGGGTTAATAGATTCAGCAGGTGGTGTAGATTTATCAGGTAGTTATGAATTTAACAATTACATTGATACAGGTCTTTCCGCACAATCTTATAGGCTAAGTTCTGCATTTGCTTTTACCACGAGTTCAACATCAGATTTTTTTGATACTCGTTCAGGAAATATTGATACATGGGATTCTATAGATGCCAATACTTATGATGATGTTGAAGTTCAGTTACAAATAGCAACAACTAATGATAATCCTGCTGGTTCACCATCTTGGTCTGACTTTCAAAATTTCAGAATCGGTAATTACTATGGTCGTGCTTTTAAATTTAAGTTATTAGTAACATCAGGCGATGTAACTCACCAAGTTTATATCACATCTTTGTCTGCGACTTTGGAAGCCTTTCAAAAAATAGACACCAACCAACTAACATCAAGTACAAGTTCATTAGGTGTTACTTTTGGTGAAGGATTTTTAGTTACTCCAAAAATTGCTGTTACTGCACAGAATATGGCAAGTGGAGATTTTTATGAAATAACAAGTGTTTCAAGCACAGGTTTTACAATTACATTTAAGAACAGTAGTGGTACAATTGTCGCTAGAACATTTGACTATATAGCGAGAGGTTTTTAATGGCTCAACACGATTATGATATAGCTAATGCCACTGGAGCGAACTTCAGAGCAGACTTAAATAATGCTTTAGATGCAATAGTATCTAATAATTCAGGTTCTTCAGAACCATCTACCAAATTTGCTTATGAATGGTGGATTGATACTTCTAATAATTTATTAAAGCTAAGAAATTCTGCAAACAACGCATGGATTACTTTGCCTTTATCAATCACCGCAGATAATGCAACATCAGGTGCTTTAACAGTAAATGGTAATTTAACAACTACAGGCACAATTGATGTTAATGGACAAGAATTAATTTTAGATGCTGATGCAGATACATCAATAACAGCAGATACCGATGACCAAATAGATTTTAAGATTGGCAATGTAGATGTTGCAACTTTAACAAATAGTCATTTAGTTATGAAAGGAACAACACCAAAAATTACTATTGGTGATGGTGGAGAAGAAGATACAGCTTTAATATTTGATGGTAATGCACAAGATTTTTATATTGGCTTAGATGATTCTGCTGATGATTTAGTCATAGGTACAGGCTCTACTGTTGGTACTAATCCAAAGGTAGTAATTGAAAATGGCGGTAATGTCGGAATTGGAACTGCAGCACCAAGTAGAAAATTATCTTTGGAAGATAGTGGCACAACTACAGCTATAGAATTGAAAAACAGCACAGGTCAGCTTTCTTTAATAAATTTTTCAGGAAATAATTTAGAAGTAGGTAATTCTCATTCTTCGGGATATATTAACTTTTTTACAAATAATGGTAATTCAAATTTGTTTATGACATCTGATGAAAAGCTTGGTCTGGGTACTTCTAGTCCGCAAGGTCAGTTACATATTCAAAAAGATTCTACAGAAACCGATTTAGTTATTCAATCAAATACAGGTGGAACTGGTTCGGCTGCTGGTGGTCGATTAAGACTACAACTTGGTGCTCAGACCAATACGGGTTCAGGCGGTGACGATACTCAAGCTGGAGATACACTTGGGCAAATTATGTTTGAAGGTCAAGGAACTGATTATGCTTATCAAGGTGGTAATATAATTTGTAAAGTACAAACAGGTGATGGCGATGATGGTAGGTCTAATCAAGGTACTTTTATGTCTTTTGAAACTATAAATGTTGGTTCTGCAAGTCCAGCAGAAAATTTCAGAATTGCACAAGATGGTACTTTAACAGCAACTGATACTACTATTGGTTCAAATTCTGATAGAAGAATTAAGAAAAATATAACTGATTTTACGGGCGGTTTAGACTTAGTTAAAAGTTTACAACCAAGAACTTTTGAGTTTAAAGATGAAACAGGCAAAAGAAAATCAGGTATTCGCAGAGGTTTTGTAGCACAAGAAATTTTAGAAAAAGATGATTATTGGGTTTATGAACAAGAAGCTAACGATAAAGATGATTCAGAGTATGAATATACAAAAGATACTGAAAAAGTTTATGTATCTAAGTTAACAGATAAAGATGCTATGTATGTTTCTGCAATCCAAGAATTAGAAGCAAGAATAAAAACTTTAGAGGGATAATATGGCAATAAATTATATTTGGGATTGTAAAACTGTAGATGTAAAAACTATAGATGGCAATGAAGATACTGTTTTTAATGTGCATTGGCGATTGAAAGGCGAAGATAATGTTAATACCATTAAAGATTCTAGAGGTAACGACATAACCGCTACCGCTACAATTTGCGGCACACAAGTATTAGATACTTCTGATTTATCTAGCTTTACTGCTTTTGCTGATTTAACTAATGACCAAATAACAGGTTGGGTCGAATCTGCTTTAGGAGAAGATAGAGTTGCAGAAATGAAAGCTGGTCTTGATGCAACGATAGCTGAGTTAGTTACACCAACACAAGAAACAAAAACAATAGGAGAATAATATGTCAGATATACAAGTTAGAAACGATAATGGTGAGGTTGAAGAATACAACAAAGAAGATATGACCGATGAACAAAGAAGTTTATTTGATGATGTTTTAGCCTTACAACAAAGATGTGTAGAGATTGAACCAATGGCAAGAGAATTTGCCGATAAAAAACAATTGGTTGATTTAAAATCAAAGTCATTATTAGAAAGCCTTAGAGGTATAGGAAATGCCGAACAAGAAAACAACAGCGAAACCAAGACAATCGACTAAAAAGCCAACTGTTGAACAAGTATCAAATGCTTTGGATAGGCATGAGAGAGTTTGTGAGCAAAAATGGAAAGAGAATTTTCGTAGATTAGATTCAATAGAATCTGACATCAGCACACAAAATAAAAGATTATGGCAGATAGCAGGTATTGTTATCACGCTTCTTACATCTTTGGTTATCAATGCCTTCTTCATGTAAAATGAACATTGAAGAATATTATATTGAAATCTCAATATTTATCACAAGTGTTTTAGGTGGTCTTGCTCTCAAAGACTATTCGGTATCATTCATCAAAGGTCTTAAATTCAAACTCAATTCACAATTCAACGAAGGCGATAAGGTCTTATTAGATGGCGAACAAGCCATGATAATTAAAATAGGCATGGGTACTACTGTCTTTGGTGTTTATGGTCGTGACGGCTACACATGGCGGTATATCAGCAATACTAAGATAGAATCCCTTAAATTAGAAAAAATAGTTGATAAAAATTTACACGTTGATTCAGCACATGAAAAAGCTATGAAACTTAAAAATATATTGGAGGGCAAAGACAATGATTGATAAATTTTTTAAACCGATAAGCGATTTAATAGGTAAAGCCATACCTGATAAAACTAAGCGTATGGAGCTAGAAGCTAGTATCAAATCACAAATGATTGATTTGCAAAAATCACAAAATGAAATAAATTTAGAACAAGCAAAGCATGGTTCTATTTTTGTTGCTGGTGCTAGACCTGCCATCATGTGGATATGTGCATTGGGATTAGCATGGGCGTATTTCTTAGCACCGATACTTAATTGGCTAGTATGGACTTTTTCTTTTGATATAGTGCCACCTGATATTGAAACAGAAGGTCTTATGACTTTAACATTATCAATGTTGGGTTTAGGTGGTATGCGTAGCTTTGAGAAATTCAAAGGTGTTGCCAGAAACAACCTAAGAGAAGAAAATACTAAAGATTCATATAAACCATAATGGAAACAGGCGTTACCAAAGAACTGATTGATGATTTAAAAGAAATGCTTATCAAGAATGAAGGCATAGAACTTAAAATTTATCGGTGTTCAAGTCAAAAATTGACAATTGGCGCAGGTCGCAACATCGAAGATAATGGCATATCTATTGATGAAGCTGAGTTAATGTTAAAGAATGACATGGATGGTGTGTTTAATGATTTAGACAGAAACATACCTTTTTGGCAATCTATGCCTTACAACGTCAGATTGGTCTTGGCAGATATGTGTTTCAATCTTGGCATCAATAGATTGCTAAAATTTACCAAGATGCTTGAAGCTATGGAAGAAAGAGATTTTGAACTAGCTGGTGAAGAGTTATTGGATTCTACTTATGCGGTACAAGTAAAAAAACGAGCCGATAGAAATTACCGACTCGTCACAGATGGGGAGAATTAATTTAAGATAATCTTTTTATCTCATCTAATACTTTGTATATTGATTTTTGCACATACTTAGGAAAATTATTAATACCTTCGTCATTTGGA